TCCCCGCCGCTGCGTACTGCTCCATATCCCCGGTCAGGTCCTTGGAGGGGTTGCACTCTACGGTGATCTCCGCCGCCGGGTCAATGGCAAAGTGATCTCGCACCGCCTGCAAAATGCCGGTGAGCACCTGTGGCTCCAGGATGGAGGGGGTGCCGCCGCCAAAGTACACAGTGTCAAAACTGCCGGTATAGTCTTGCATTTGCCCTCCCAGCTTCTCGGCAAAAGCGTCGGCGGCTGTCGGGGTGTACTTGGTGCTGTAAAAATCGCAGTACGGGCACTTGGAAAAACAAAAAGGAATATGAATATAAAGACCTGCGGCCATACTTCACACTCCTTTTTGCGTTCATTTTTGATTTATTTTCTGCGGCTTTCCGCTTTCAGTCGCAGGGATTTGTCCAAGATCATCTTGCGCAGACGAATGCTCTTGGGGGTCACTTCCAGCAGCTCATCGTCTGCCAGGAATTCCATGCTCTGTTCCAGAGACAGCGTGGTGGGGGGCACCAGCTTCAGCGCCTCGTCGGAGCCGCTGGCTCGGGTGTTGGTTACATGCTTCTTCTTGCACACATTGCACACAATGTCCTCGTCCTTGGCGCATTCGCCCACGATCATGCCCTCGTACACCTCTACACCGGGACCAACGAACAGCCGCCCTCGGTCCTGGGTGTTCCACAGGCCGTAGCCGCTGGTGGTGCCGGTCTCGTGCACCACGATGGAGCCGTGGGTGCGGGTGGCAATCTCACCCTTGTAGGGTTCATACCCGCCAAACAGCTGGTTCATAATGCCGTTGCCGTTGGTGTCCGTCAAGAACTCGCTGCGGTAGCCGATCAGCCCGCGGGCGGGGATCTTGATCTCCAGGTGGGTCATGCCGGTGGAGCGGGTGTCCATGTTCTCAATCTCGCCTTTGCGGGAGCACAGCTTCTCCATCACGGCGCCTACATACGCCTCCGGCACTTCAATGATGGCCAGTTCCATAGGCTCCAAGGTCTTGCCGGTCTGGGGATCCTTTTTCAGAATGACCTGGGGACGGCTGACGGCGAATTCATAGTTCTCTCGCCGCATGGTCTCAATGAGAATGGACAGGTGCAGCTCACCTCGGCCGGATACCTTAAAGGTGTCCATACTGTCCGTTTCTTCCACCCGCATGGACACGTTGGTCTCCACTTCCTTAAACAGGCGGTCCCGCAGGTTGCGGGAGGTGACATACTTGCCCTCACGCCCGGCAAAGGGAGAGTCGTTGACCATAAAGTTCATGCTGATGGTGGGCTCATCAATCTTTACAAAGGGCAGCGGCTCCACGCACTCCGGGGCGCACAAGGTCTCGCCGATGTTCAGGTCCGCAATACCGGCCACGCAGATCAGGTCGCCCATGACCGCTTCCTCTACCGGCACCCGCTTCAGCCCCTCAAATTGGTACAGCTTGGTGACCCGGATATTTTCCCGGGTATCATCCCGGCGGCACAGCACATAGGGTGCGTTGACTTTTACGCTGCCTCGCTCCACACGGCCCACGCCGATGCGGCCCACATAGTCGTCATACTCCAAAGAGGAGAACAGTACCTGGGTGGGACCCTCCGGGTCGCCCTGGGGAGAAGGAATGTACTTTAAGATGGCGTCCAGCAGCGGGCGCATATCGCCGCTGCGCACCTCCGGCTCTGTGCCTGCGTAGCCGTCCTTGGCGGAGGCGTAGATCACCGGGAAGTCGATTTGGTCATCGTCTGCGCCCAGCTCAATAAACAGGTCCAGTACCTCGTCTACCACCTCGGCAGGGCGGGCGCCGTCCCGGTCAATCTTGTTGACCACCACCAGCGGCGTCTTGTGCAGACCCAGCGCCTTTTTCAGCACAAAGCGGGTCTGGGGCATACAGCCCTCAAAAGCGTCTACCAGCAGCAGAACGCCGTCTACCATGGTAAGAATACGCTCTACCTCGCCGCCAAAGTCCGCATGGCCGGGCGTGTCTACAATGTTGATCTTGGTGTTGTTATAGTGAATGGAGGTGTTCTTGGACATAATGGTAATGCCCCGCTCACGCTCCAGGTCGTTGCTGTCCATGACCCGCTCTTCCACCACTTCATTTTGGCGGAAGGTGCCGCTTTGGCGCAGCATTTCGTCCACCAGAGTGGTTTTGCCGTGGTCAACATGGGCAATGATTGCAATGTTTTTTATATCTTTTCTTGTACTCAAAGTGCTCACCCGAATTCTTATTTATTCTTTTTGATATTAAAGCTGTCTCGCAGAGCAACGGTGCGGTTAAACACCGGTGCGCCGGGGGCAGAGTCCTTGTCCATACAAAAGTAGCCGTCCCGCATAAACTGGAACCGATCGCCGGCCTTGGCCGTGGCCAGTGCCACCTCGCCGTAGCCTTGCTTCTCGGTCAGACTGTCCGGGTTTAGGTTCTCCTCAAAGGAGTTGACGCCGCTGTCGTCGCTGGGGTTCTCCACATTAAACAGCCGGTCATAGATCCGGGCGGTCAGGGGGGTGTTCTCTTTGGCGCTGACCCAGTGAATGGTGCCTCGTACCTTGCGCCCATCCGGGGCGTCGCCGCCAAAGGTGGCCGGGTCGTAGGTGGCGTGCACGCAGGTCACATTGCCATTTTCGTCTGTGTCATAACCGGTGCAGGTCACCAGGTAGGCCTTGTACAGCCGTACCTCGTTGCCCGGGTACAGACGGCGGTATTTTTTGATGGGCTCGGCCATAAAGTCGTCCCGCTCAATGTACAGCTCCCGGCCAAAGGGCACGGTGCGCTTGCCGTATTCCGGGTGGTCCGGGTGGTACTCCACTTCCAGGGCCTCGGTCTTGTCCTCCGGGTAGTTGTCGATCACCAGCTTAATGGGGTCCAGCACCGCCATGGCTCGGGGAGCGGAGGTGTTCAGGTGCTCCCGTACGCAGGCCTCCAGCAGGGCAAAGTCCACCACGCTGTACGCCTTGGACACGCCGATGCGCTCACAGAAGTCCCGTACCGCCTCCGGCGGATAGCCCCGGCGGCGCATACCGCTGAGGGTAGCCATACGGGGATCATCCCAGCCGCTGACAATGCCGTCCTGCACCAGCTTTAAGCACTTGCGCTTGCTGGTGAGGGTGTAGTTCAGGTTCAGCCGGGCAAACTCGATCTGGCGGGGCTTTTGCCCCTCGATCAGCTCGTCCACAAACCAGTTGTACAGCGGGCGGTGGTTTTCAAATTCCAGAGAACACAGAGAGTGGGTCACGCCCTCTCTGGCGTCCGACAGGGGATGGGCAAAGTCATACATGGGATACACGCACCATTTGTCGCCGGTGCGGTGATGGTGGGCGTACATAATACGATAAATGATCGGGTCTCGCATATTCAGGTTGGGGGAGCTCATATCGATTTTGGCACGCAGCACCTTGCTGCCCTCCGGGAACTCGCCTTTGCTCATGCGCATAAACAGGTCCAGGTTTTCCTCCACGGAGCGGTTGCGGTAGGGGCTCTCCTTGCCCGGCTCGGTGAGGGTGCCACGGTAGGCGCGCATTTCCTCCGGCGTCAGTTCGCAAACAAAGGCCTTGCCTTTTTTGATCAGCTTGATGGCGCAGTCAAAGAGAAAGTCAAAGTAGTCGGAGGCGTAGTACAGGTTGTCCCACTGAAAGCCCAGCCATTGAATGTCCTCTTTGATGGCGTCTACATACTCGGTGTCCTCTTTGGTGGGGTTGGTGTCGTCCAAGCGCAGATTGCACACGCCCTTGTACTTTTCCTTTACCCCAAAATTGATGCAAATAGCCTTGGCGTGGCCGATGTGCAGGTAGCCGTTGGGCTCCGGGGGAAAGCGGGTCTGTATGCTGCTATACACCCCGTCCTCCAGGTCTTTATCAATAAAATCGTGAATAAAATTAGAGTTTTCTCTGATCTCCTCAGCCATGGTACTCCTCCTTGTAGTGCGCCAGTGCGGCGTTTAGTCTGGCTTGTGCGGTCTCTTGCCCCAGCAAAGCCAGTATAGCGTGCAGGTCCGGGGTGTTGGTGCGCCCGGTGAGCGCCACCCGGATCACGGTAGACACATCGCCTACATGGCCCTTGAACGCTGTGGGGTCCTGCTTGTATTCTTTCACGTTAGGGGTGCAGCCCACCTGCGGGCACAACGCCTTGATCTTGGCAAACCAGGTGTCTTTGTTGTCTGCGGTGTCCACCAGGTCTTTGTACTGCTCCAGCACCTGTACTGCCAGTGCCGGATTCGCATTGCCGGTCAGGTCGTAGCAGGGGGTAAAGGTTTGGTCGTAGAAATAGCTGATGTAGTCCGCCAGATCGCTCCACTTGGCAATGTCCTTGCGGGGCTTTTTGCCGCCCCGGTCAATGCTGAGCACTGCCACCGCGTAGGCCGGATCGCTGTCAAACAGCGCGGCCAGTTCCGGCTGGTGCCGATCGGCCCAGGCGTGAGCCAGGTCAAACACTTCCTGTGCAGTCATTTTGCTGATGACGCTCTTGGACACATCCGTCAGCTTGGCCATATCAAACAGTGCGCCGGACACGCTCATTTTCTTTAAGTTAAAGGGGAAGTCTGCCAGGTCTGCTGTGGGGTTGGCACGCCGCCAGTCCTCAAAGTTGGAATTGGCAATGGTCATCATATATTCGTTGACCGCTGCCGCCGGAATACCCATTTGGTCGTAGTAGGTAACGGCCGCTTCCGGGTCCTTGCGCTTAGAGAGTTTGCGCTTGCCGCCGTTTTCTTCCTTAAGAATGGGGGCAATATGGGCGTATTTCACCGGGCGGAAGCCTAAGAGTTTGAACAGCTGCAGGTGCAGGGGCACAGAGGCGATCCATTCGTCACCTCGCACCACATGGGTGGTTCGCATCAGGTGGTCGTCCACCGCGTGGGCAAAGTGATAGGTGGGAATGCCGTCGGTCTTCAGCAGCACCACATCAATCACATTCTCCTGCATTTCGATTTTGCCTTTGATCAGATCGTCAAAGCGCACCTTGCCCTCCGGCTTGCCGGGAGAGCGCAGGCGCAGGGTCCATGGCTTGCCGGCGGCTATATTGGCCTTGATTTGGTCGTAGGTCAGATCCCGACAGTGGGCGTAGGGACCCCAGTAGCCTTTAATGTCCTCGTTCTCCTGCCGGGCGTGCAGGTCTTCCAGCTCCTCCGGGGTGCAAAAGCAGGGGTAAGCCAGCCCTTCCTCCACCAGAAATTTGCCGTAGCACTGGTAAATGTCTTTGCGCAGACTTTGGGTGTAAGGGCCGTAGGCGCCGCTTTCGCTTCCGTCGCCCATCACGCCTTCGTCCGGTGTAATGCCGTAGATTTGCAGCGCAGAGAGCATGGTCTCTACCGCGCCTTCTACCTTGCGCTTTTGATCCGTATCTTCCACCCGCACATAGAACACGCCGTCGGTGCAGCGGGCAGTGCGGTATGCCGCTGCGCAGGAAAACAGATTGCCAAAGTGCAAAAAGCCTGTTGGGCTGGGCGAAAAGCGGCTGACTCTGGCGCCCTCTTTCAACTGTCGGGGCGGGTATTTGGCTTCGTAATCCGCCGGGGTCATGGTAATATGGGGAAAGAGCAGCGCTGCGATTTTTTCATTTTCCGTCATGATTTCACCTACTGTTCCGGCCAACGGGCGATAGCGCCGTTTTGCGCCGGATATAAAATTACAGCCTATTATGACATATAAATAGAAAATAATCAATATAAAAGGCGGGATTTTTCTTGAATTCTCCCGCTTTTTATGGTAAATTAAAATCAAATCTGCACCGGGAGGCAAAAAAGATGGCTGCATTACCCAAAGACCCGTTTATTTTGTTTAGCGTAATCAATACCAAATTGCGGGATTTTTATCCCAGCCTGGACGCTCTGTGTGCAGACTTGCAGGTGGACCGGGCGGCGCTGGAGGCCCAGTTGGCTGCCATCGGCATGACCTATGACCCGTCGCAAAACAAATTTCTGTAAAAAACACTTGCAACCGCGCGCATTTTGTGTTATCCTATTGTAGCAATAAATCGAGGTGTGGCTCAGTTTGGTAGAGCACCACGTTCGGGACGTGGGGGTCGCAAGTTCAAATCTTGTCACCTCGACCAAAAAGGACGGCTTTTTTAGCCGTCCTTTATTTCTTCCTGTTTCCATTTTTGGCTTAGTTAAGCCAAATTTCCGCTTGTGTAAAAAATGAGAGAAAATAAAAAACTTTTGGCGTTGCAGTACTCGTTGCAGTACTTGGTAATGCGAGGTATAGAAAAAGACCGGGCAGTTACTGAACTACCCGGCCTTTTTTTACATCAGCATTGTCGATATTGGAATTATGCGGATAATGTCACCATTTTTGGCTTTAATGCCAACAGAAAGTTGTTTGTAACGCAATCCATCATCCACTAAAACAGCTTCGATGATCACATAGTCCGCAGTTTCAACCAAATCTTTGGTATCTTCCACAATCATTTTTCATTCCTCCTTTGTTTTTTGTTATACTACAAAGGAAGATGTGTTGTCAAGCGTTTTTCATTGAACTTGGTAAAAATTGCAACTTACTCACTTGCCTCTATTTTTAGCCCAGTAAAGTTCATAGCTTCAAAAATCCTGTTAATATGCTCGAAAGCTATGTCCTGTATTTCATCAAGGCAATGATCAAGAATATAATCTCTTAGCTCTTTTGTATCCTCCGGATGCATATTACATTCATAAATAAATTCCGCAGTTGCGCTTACGATTTTTTCAGCGTCCTTCTTATCCTTTTCATACACAGACGCATTAAAAGCCAGCAGTAGAGTATCATCATCCCCATTCAATGGGAATTTGGGTGAAACAAAGCACTCTATTGCCAATTCTTCTTTTCCATCCTTAATCAACTTAGTATCAACTGCAATTTGACTTATTTTGTATGCTTGCAATTTCAAATTATAGTTCATTGATTTACCCCTCCGCTCGTAATTAGATTTCTATTTATGCCATAAGAAAATCCATCTTCGCCTGATTTATAGGCATCTTTATCAATGGAAAATTGTGGAGCATGCTCTGTCCGAGACAGCCTTGATGGGACAAGAAAAACAACCATTGGATCAGTCGTTTTTTTCAATGAGGCTCGCAATGCCTCATTCACATACGCATTTAATGTCATATCGCGTTTGGTTGCTGCCGCCCATATATCCCTGTGCAATTCCGGACTTACTCTTACATTGAATGAGCCGCTAAAGCTTTTGTTTGGATCTTTGCCCTCCTCTTCGCAAAATTCCAAATAATCGTCCACCGCCTCTTTGAAAGCTTGTTCCACCTCGCCTGCGTTTTCGCACTCAAATGTGACTAAATCACGAATGCCCTCTATTTTGCCGAAAAGGATTTGGTCTTCTTGGCTATATTCCACATTCGTAAAATACCCTTTGTACTGAATAACATTGCTCATTTAATATCACCATTCCTTTCCATAGCAGCAATTATGCTTCTAATCGCAGCTTTTCTAACATACGCATCGGATCCATGAGGTTTGTGAAGAAATATTGTCGTTTTTTCTACATCATCCCTCTTTATAAATCCTACTCGAGAACCAGATGTTTTCCCTTTATTATTCTCACTATAACCGTAATGTTTCATGATTTTTCTTAATTCCTCATAGGTAAAATCACTTGGAACTAACAAAAACCGTTCCCAGAGCTTTTCAAACTGGCTCAATCTTTCCCACCTCTTTGCAACTAATTTGCAGTTGCATTCTATCATAAGAGTATGTGAAATTCAATAAAAACATGAATTTTTTTATCTTTTTGTCATATTTTTTGATAAAAAACAAAAGAAGCCCACCGATTACTCGGTGGGCTTTCTGCTTTACTTGATGAATTTACGGTCAATATCCTTTTCCCATACACACAGCCAGCCGGAGGGGCAGCGCGCCCACAGGTTGCCGGTGGAGAGCAGCTTTGTCTCCAGCACGGTGATGGTGGTGCCTGCCCGGAACATAGCGTCTGCTTTCGACTTGCTGCTGGTTGCGTGTCGCCGGCCGTCCGTGGTCAGATCCTTGACCTTCTTGCGTCCGGCAGCAGCACCTGCGCCCTTGTAAATTCCCCGCACTGCGGTGGTGATGTATGTACCCGGCTTAACCGTCGGTGCCTTGGGCGCCGCCTTTTTGTAGTTGACATCGCTTTCCGCATACACCGCCTTGCCGCCTTTGGCGTTGGTGAACAGCCAAATGCCGCTCAAATCAGAGGCAAGCGCCGCAGGCTGCACATACACCTCCCGGCCATTCTTGACCTTTGTGTACTTCCGGCGGTTGGTCGTCAAGGTAAACTTACCGTCGTACCAGTAGGGATCCAGCACGATCAGGTTACCGCTCTTGTCCAGTCCGCCCACATACACATAGTGGCCGCCGTTGGAGAACAGCTGTTTGCCGCCACCACTGACGCACACTATAGCTTTGCCACCGGCTTTCAGGTGGTTCTTCAGGTCAGCAACGGTCTTTGCCCGCTTGCTTACGATGGAGTAATGCTTCTCCAGGTACACTGCCACCGTGTCCATATCGGTGCCATCTGCGGACCGTGCGCCCATCAGTAGGCACTTCTGTGTCCAGGCTGCCGTATCCAAGCCGGTAAAGCCGAAGTTATGGAGCACCATAAGGCTTGCGCATACCCCGCAGCCGCTGGTGTAAATGCAGCCGGAGGTTCCATACTTGTACGGATGGGGCTTACTTGGATAGCGAATGCTTTTACATTTTTCGGTTGTCTGCCGGCAGTAATACAGCTTACTCATGGTGTACAGCCTCGCTCTCTGCTGTCTCCGTCCGTTCCAGCGCCAGCGTCTCATCTGCTTTCAAAGCAGCTTTTGTAAAGCTGTTGTTCTTCCACCATGCGGCCAGGGAAGCCACCACGGCTACCACTGTTGACACAGTGGTGTAGACTTCATCATCGCTGAACGGAAGCGGGTTCTTGCCAAAGGCATTCAAGAGTACATTCAGCAGCGATACCGCCAGCACAGCGGTTCTCGCAATGGTTCCTGCGTTTACTTTCATAGTTAATCCTCCTTTTGTGGCTCCTCCGGGAGCGCAATAATCTCATTATAAAATCTGGTCATCATACCATTGCCGCCCAGGGCGTGGTATGCGTCATACACCTTGACCATGGCTTCCTTGGCGTACAGGGGGCAGTAGCCCCGCTCTGTGTGCTTGTCGTGCTGCCGTATGATCTCGGCGCGCAAAATGGACTGCAAGCCGTTTTCGATGGCTATGTACCGGGCTGTGGTGACTTCGTCAATTGCTTTTTTGCTCTTTTTTCTTGCAATCAATGAAGCAATCACAGCGGACACGGCGCTGCCCACCACCGTTGACACGGCAGCGGTCAGGGCGGCCGTGACGAATGCGCTATACATCGGTCTCACCCCCTTGCAGGGCGTTGATCTCTGCCCGGTATGCTGCCCGCTGCTTGCGGATCGGCGCATATTCATCCTCAGACAAAGCGCCGTCCGTGTACTTCAGACAGAGGTAATCCGTCTCCGCCAACTCGGACTTTAAAAACGCAATGCGGCTTTCTGTTTCAATGCTCATTTTGCCACCCCCAGTATTTCAACTTGTGTGCCGCTGCCAATCGTCTTGCCGTTCGTTGGAAACGACAGGGCTTTGATCGCACCATGGTTTTCCACATCTCTCATAATGTTGAAGGTGATCCCGCTTGCGTTCCATATTGCGTTCCCTGCCAGGACATTGGTCGCGTTGAAGTTACTGGATATGTTCGTCTTATTCGTTTGCACGCGCACCATGTTGCCGGTGATATCAACTTCCGCCACCGCAAGAGAGCCTTTCGCCGCGTCCGTCTCATACCGGAACACATTCGGCAGGAAGCACTTGGAGGTGTAGGAATTCAGATACACAGTGGTATCACCGGCCGCTGAATTAGAAGCACTGCCCGCCACCGCCATGCGCAGTCTGATCTTGCGGCAGGGATTGGCAAGGTCCCACTGCTGGTTGGCCGTGGTGTCTTCATCGAATGTTTTTGTGAACACGATCTCCCAGGTTTCAACACCAGATGCGCCGGGTTCACCGGGATCCCCCTTATCTCCCTTGTCGCCTTTGGCACCATCATTACCGTTCACGCCGTCTTTGCCTGCGGCACCTGTATCGCCCTTGGGGCCTACGACCTCACCCAGAAGTACAGTCGTACCGTCTGTGTAAGTGATCTGTAGCTCTCCGGCTTCTGTGATTTGTGCATCGGTGATACCAATGCCATCCGCACCGGCAGGTCCTTGTGCACCGGTGTCGCCCTTTACGCCCTTTGCACCACGCGGTCCCTTAACATTACCCAAGTTATCCTCTTCGCCGTCAGAATACTCCAGTTGCAGCTCTCCATTGTCATTCACCCACGCGGTATTGATACCGCGACCGTCCGTACCATCTTTACCGGGCGCACCATCTGCGCCTGGCGCTCCGTCTTTGCCGTCCGTGCCAGGAACACCCTGTAGGCCCGCTGCACCATCTTTTCCCGGTTCGCCCTGCGGTCCTCGCTCTCCATCTTTACCAGGAGCGCCCTGGGGACCTGTATCGCCCTTGGGGCCTTTAATGTTCACCGGTTCCGGGTTGTCTTTCCCGCCGTCATTGGTCCAGCTGATCTCGCCCGCTACGGACACGCTGGGCGTATAAGTGGTGCCATTCACACCCTTACCAATATCCTTGAGCAGTGCCTGCACCTTGGCGTAATAAGACTCCAACTCCGTTGGATCCGGTGCGTCCGTCTCCACAGCTGCCGGGTCATAAGAACCAGGGCGCACATAAAACACGCAAGGCTCCGGGTTAATACGCTGCACCAACTGCTCACCATCCACAGCATAGC